TTTCCCCCTCGGTTGGGGATAAAAAAAAAAAAAACTTTTCTTTTTTTTGGTATCCAAAAAAGGGTTTTATATAAAGCGGCAAGGGGGGCGGGATATGTCAATGTCTAACGGCGAGCGTAAACTCGCCGCCCTTTTGGAGCAGGGGGATATCCTGTACAAGCAGGAGTATTCGTTCCCTGACTTGAAGAGCGACAAAGGTATTCCTTTGCGCTTTGATTTTGCCGTCTATGAAGATGCAGAAGCCTATGAGCAAGATAGGGTCAAATTTCTTATTGAGTTCCAGGGCGAGCAGCACTATCGGCAAAAATTTACTTCGAGAGAAGCCTTTAATCGCCAAGTGTCTAATGACAAGCGTAAACGTAATTACTGCAACGTAAAAGGTATTCATCTCATAGCAATCCCATACACCGAGTACAACTCGATGACTCTTGACTCTATTTTAGAGTTGGGGCATTTCTTTGATTAAATTAGGAAAGGAGGAGGAACGTGGCTAATCAACCTATTCGCCCAGGAATTGGGCAAGGAGTGACTCAGCGCCCCGCTCGAGATTTTGGTCTGCTGAAAGTGCGTACAATGAAAGTCAAACAGAGTGAGGCGGTAGTGTATTCCAATGATACTAGTTCAACGAACTTTGCTCGTATGAGTAATGACAAGTTGATTAAGATTTGCCAAGGTAGCGATATGGCGCAGATTCGAGCTTTGTCTAAGTGGTTCTACCAAAACAATGGTACTTACCGTCGTGCCGTCCGCTATCTGTCTGACTTGTATCGCTTTGACTTTATGTTGTATCCAAATCTTGATTTGGATGACGAATTAAAGGAAAGCGACCAAGATAAAATCTTGAAGAAGTTCAACGAAGTGCTGGAGCATTTCGATAACTCTGCTTTGCAGTTGATGAGCCGTAAGTGGGCAATTCAAATTTGTTTGGAAGGCGCATATTATGGCTATATTTGCGATGACATTAACGACAAATTGGTTGTGCAGGATTTGCCAATCGACTACTGCCGTTCTCGCTTCCTGCACCGTGGATTGCCACTTGTTGAGTTTAATGTTCAGTATTTTGACAAAGTAACCAACGATAAGGATTACCGTGAAAAAATCCTTAGCCTGTTCCCAGACGAATTCCAAAAGGGATATCGTAAGTATAAGGCAGGTAAATTGGAGGCTGAAGAGCAAGGCGATGAGTCCGGCTGGATTTTGCTGGACATCCGACGTGCTTTTAAGTTCAACTTCGGCGATACCGCTGGAGATTATCCACCTTTCTTGTCCGCGATTCCAGCTCTGATTGAGCTGGGCGAGATACAAGATCTCGAAAAAGAAAAGTTGCTGCAAGAAATTCAAAAGATTTTGGTTCAGACCTTTGAACTGGATAAGAACGGCCAGATTCCGTTCACAATGCCTGAATTGCAACGTTTGAACCAGAACGCCATCGACATGGTTGGCGACGCGGTCGGCATCTCTGTATTGTCCACTATTGCGGATGTTCATCTGGAAGACTTGGATAATACCACAGGTAATGAGTCCACGTCGGCGGTTTCTGCCGCTGAGGGCGCGGTTTATAACGATCTTGGTATCTCTACCAACTTGTTTAACACTTCCGGTAACCTTGCTCTTGAAAAATCCATTACCACCGACGAGGCTTTCGTTAAGCCTTTGCTGCTTCAATTTGAACAGTTCTACAATCGTTATTTGGAGTGGAAATTCAATAAGAACAAACTGAAATTCCGTTTGAAGATGTTGACAACTACCATCTTCAATCATGTTGATTTGTCTGACAAGTACAAGGATTTGACCAAGCTGGGATTCAGCCGATTCTTGCCAATGGTGGCTCTCGGTCATACTCAGAAAGAGGTTATTTCTCTGGCCAAACTGGAACAGCAGATTATGCAGCTTGATGCTTATATGTTGCCTCCGTTCAGCTCCAATACCATGTCTTCTGATACTTGGTCTGATATTAAGGCTCAGCAACAGCAGATTTTGTCTGGCCAAAAACTTGCTGGAGGACAAACTCCGAAAGATCCGGCAGCGACAGCAGCAAAAACAACTGAAACCCAACCTGGCGAGGGCGGCCGCCCAGAAAAGCCAGATGACCAGAAGTCTGATAAGACAATAGCTAATCAGGCTTCTAAATAAAGAGAAAAAGGAGTAAAATGATATGATTAAAACCATGAATACTTTTGAGGTCCGCACTCTCGCGGAAACTCTCATCACCAAATGGGACGACCAGAAGATGGATGTTCATGTTTCTGGCAAGGCTCTATTCCGTATTATGGGCGTAAAAAAGACTTTGGAAAATCATTTACGCACCATTGGCGACACATTGAATTTGATGGCTACCCAGCATGGAGGTGAGCCTCAAGCCAACGGTCAGTTCAAAATCCCTAACGAGCAGATTGAGGATTTGAACAAAGAGCTTGCCGATTTCTATGCGACTGAGATTGATATTGAGTTCACGCCAATCACCCTATCTGAAACAGACGAATTACCTGTGGACTTAATGGAAGCTCTGTATGATTTTATCGAAATGGCGGAATAATAAGAGAGGAGGGGTCCAATGGCTCTAATGCAGCCACCCGTTCTTGACTCTCAAGCCTATGCGATTCCATATGATGGAACTCCGGGGACTTCTAAAACTTACGATATCCCTTTTATCATGCCAGCAGCCAATAGCCTGGATGATTTGGGCCATATTCAAGTTTCCATTAAATACGCAAATACCAATGAATCTGCGGTTAATGAAGATAAGTCCCCGGATAATTCCGTCCTATATTTCGCAGTTGACGGAGTTAAAAACGGCACTAATCCATTTTTCGTTAAAGAAAATGGATATTACGTTTTGAAGATTCCCTATTCTGCTTTTAAAGGCGGCTTCCCAGCACTTGCTACCACCTATACTGTTCAAATTCGTTTTGGAACGGTTCCAACTTGGGCTGAGGGCACTTCTCCATCTTTAATGGGAATTGTTTTGCCAGACAGCCGCTTTAGCAATTGGCGAATCCAGGCGACCAATAATGTACCATCCCAGTTTGGAGAATGGTCAAATGTTCAAAAAGTTTATTGTTATGGTCCTGCGACCATTAACTTGACTTATAATTTGAATGATTTTGTTCCAGAAATCGTTTTCGATTATGCTCCCGTACAAGACGACCCATTGGAACAATGTAAGGTTGTTTATACTTATCAAGATTTGCACGGCATAATGAGCAAATCTCAAGTATTTAACGGCCAATACAATCAAGACGGCACCTATACCATGAAAGCAAAATTGCCAGTTGCCCCAGTAGTACCGATCGCAGTTTCTGTTGAGGGTGTAACTAAAAACAATACTGTTCGTGGTGCCATTTTGAATGTATACCCGGTAGGAGCAATCAATCCTTTAGACACAGTGCAAGCAGACTTAAGTCCATATGCACCGAACAGTGAAGAGACTAATGACGGCGTATTAGGTGTCTCTTTCAAAATTACTCAACCAATGGTAAATTGGAATTTTACCTACAATCTATACCGTAGTAATATCTATACTTTGGAGACAATCAAAGTAGCTTCTGGTATCCAGCCAGTTGAAAATGGTACTACTGTTATAAAAGATTACTCCGTAGAAATGGGAGAAGACTATATCTACACTGTTGGTCTGGTTGAGAATGGAAAAGTTACCGCTTTACTGCACGGATTGTTGCCTTGGAACTATAAACATCCAACATACCAAAAACTTGGTTTGATGGATAGTGTTTTACTGACTACCCGCACTCATCAGTTGCGCCTACAAGGTAATGTCAGCGTATCTGGTTTTAAGCGCAATACTCAAGATAGCTTCACAACTACCATCGGTAGTCAGTATCCATTTTATCAACGTAGTGCTAAAACCAATTACCGTACTCTCACTTTGAACGGTCTTGTTTCTATCAATTTTGATAAGACGGCAACATTTATGCGCTACGATCCAGATAACGGTCTCTGGTGGGATGACGATAATGGTTCTCGCCTGAGTATCTTAAATAGAGACCTATTCGCTGGCGAACCTTTCTCTTTAGCCCGTCGCAGAGCAAAGGCAAGTAATCATGATGGAGAGTATATCTCTACTCTTCAGCATACTGAAGTTTCAAATGATGATGGGGCAATTAACACCTTAATCGGTTTGGAACACCGTAGAGATCAAGCTGGTCCATTGACTGCCTATGATGACCATTTATACGATGCCAAGGCTCGATATTATGATACTTTACCAACAGATAAGATGATCTATATTGAGCGTAAATTTAGAGAGTTCGTGATGTCATGGCTGTCTGACGGAAAGCCAAAACTATTTCGCTCAGAAACCGAAGGTAATATGATTGTAATGCTTAGCGGTATTAGTTTTACGCCTTTGGACAAGAGCAGCCGTATGGTTTACTCTATGAGTGCGACGGTAACCGAGATTGCTGAGTATAATCTTGAAAACTTAGTAAACTATAATCTTGTGCCAACTGATATTCAAAGCTATACCGAAGACGGTAATCTTTATAAATTCAACCCCGGCGACAGAGATATGAATGTTATAAAAGATTTGATGTATTGGTGGCGCGAACAGTACGATTTGCCAGATATGTACTTGAATGAAGATATTGTTCAGGTATTGACTGCGGATGCGGTTAACAATGCAATCGTACGCGAAAACGTAAGATTTTATAGCTTTACGGGTAAGGTTTCTGATGACCCCTATGCTCCAGGATCTAACTATGGAATAAAGTTAGGTTATCAGATGGCGGACTTAGCTACTGGGTTGCCAACAGGATTGGACATCGATAAAGTAACAGGAGTTATCTCTGGGCGCCCGACTTCATTGAACCATAACTCTATGTATTCTACTATTCAAATTCAAGAACAGATGTATGACGATAATGGTCGTCCGCTTTACATCGTTATTGGAGATGATGGTAAATCCATGTATGATGAAAACGGGGTCCCTATTACTACAACAACTAATAATGGTAACCCATACATCCGCTACGCGTACATGACTATTGCAGTTGGTCGTATTTTCGAGCGATTGGAATTCCGTGAGATTACAGAAGCGATTCCTTTTGCAGTAGTCGGCGAGGAGATTCCGCAATTTTCTATTGCAGAATACGTTGACGGAGGCATTGAACCATATACCTTCTCTTCTTCCGATTTGCCAAGTGGGTTGTCAATCTCTTCTGATGGAACCATTTCTGGGGCATACGCTAAGCCTTATTCTTCTTTGCTAAACGGCAATCAACAGGCTCATGCCGCCACAATCGTTGTATATGATAAGTCTGGACAAAGAGCTGTTCAAACTATTCATTTTGGTGGAGCAAACTATCCTCTTAGCTATGCCAAATTGAATAAGTATAATCTTGATTATACTGAAGTTAATGTTGCTTTGAACCCATTGTCAATCTACGAAACAGTTTCTGGTGGCATCCCAGCTGAGGGACTGTTGGCAATAATTTTCCCGCAGGGTTACGCTTTCAACGGTGTAGGATTACCAGATGGAATTAGTGTTAACCCATATCAAGGAGTCATTGAGGGCACTCCTCAAACCGCCTCTACCACAGGATTAGCTTCTCGAGCAACGTTAATTGCATATGATATGCGATTTAATGAAGATCATGCCCGTTACCCAGAAATTAAGAATGAGCTTGATTCTTTCGAGGCTAAACTCGCGGCAGGCGGTACCGCTGATGACGAAATCGTAGCTTATTATGACGCAATAGATGCTTTAATTGCATATCAAAACAGCGTCGATTTGGTTAAGTATCAGCAAAGCGAAGAGTATAGAAAAGAAGTCCAGCTTGAGACTTTAAGGCTTGAAGTAGAGATTACTGCGGCAAAAAACAATATTGTAGAGTACCAAAATCTTATGAGTATCTTTGAGGATATCTTAGAGCCTGGTAATGCCGCAAGTTTTTCTATTTTCTACAATAACGAACAGATTGAGATTAGTTGTCAGCCAGTTTTACCAGAATTTAAGTTCCTTGCTGATCCATTAAATCCTGGTTCTACAATTTCCCGTTACAACATTGTGCCAGATGATGGTACAGACTCTTTCCAGATGGGTATTAAAATTACCCCAAGAGTTTTGATGAACGAAGAAGTTGATGACGGGGCTGGCAATATTATCTATATCAGTGCGGTCAGCGGCGGATTGCCATACACTTCTGGCCCTCCTTACCGCTTTACAGCATCTAATCTATTGCCAGACTTTACGATTAACAATGAAGGCATAATCACTGGCTTGACTCAGGTGCAGTCTGATGCGAGAATCGCAAGAATTTTTGCGTATGACGCAAGAGGTAAAGTTAAGTATATAGACATTGACGTAGCCGAAATTAGAACTACTTTAAAGTTTTTACCAGACGAGGCTTTGGTTAACCATATGAAAATGTTTGAAGAGGGGTTCAGGGTAGGTCAAACTTATACTATGACCATTCCTCTGCGCTATATTACGGGCGGCTTACAAGCAGACAGTTTGGATGGAAATACTCCTCCATACAATGTCACGATTGAAGGGCTTCCCGCAGGTTTAACTGGTTCTACGATTAAAGACGCCAGCAATCAGTGGAATTTCATTATCACAGGTACCGTTACGAATGATGCTTACACTACCGCAAGTCGTACAATGACTTTGAAGATTTCTGACAACAGTACGGTAAAAGAAAATGTCCACTACAAAATCTATGGCGGTCCAGTTTATCGTAATATGCAGTTAGCGTCTCTCGGCCTTGATTTCTCAAATCTGCAAGAGGGAGAAACTATTACTCAGTATATCGGCGAAGTTAAGTACGGCAAGGAAAAGTATAGC